CTTCAGCCAGTTGTTGACGTAGGGAATAGCCAACTGGGTCATCGACAGGCCGCCGAAGTTGTACGACGGCTTCAGTAGATCCGGCACGTCGCGCGACACAATGTTCAGCAGCCGGCTGGAATGGACGTCGCGGCCCAGCACGAACCAGGACGTGGGCTTGTAGAAGTCAGCCCGCATGGGATTGTCGCTGTTGTACAGGTACGGCGTGGTCCAAACTGGGTCGATCACCTTGAAGCCCACCAGGCTGCCCTTCGTGATCTTGGCCGGAGCGCGGACCAGGATGGACTTCAATTCTTCCGGGTCGGACCACGCGGGCGCGCCCTTGGGTGTCTTCACGTCGATATAGATCTGCGACCGACCATACAGCCCGTCTTGCAGGGCTGCCAGGCGGAACCGGGCGCGCAGCTTGAACCGGCGCATGGCCTTATCCAGCAGTTGCAGCTTTTCGGTCTTGTCGTCGTCGCCCGCAGTTTCCAGCTTGATCCACTTCCGGGTCATCTCCTTGGCGATGACGTCTGACATCTTGCGGTACTCAGGGCGCTGGGACAGCTCGGCCAGGTACGGATACCCGATGAAACCCATGCCGGCGTATGCTTCGCTCACGTAGGCGTAGGTCGGCGCCATGGCCGAATCCATGGCCAGCATTGCCGGCTCGCGTTCGGGCGGGATCACACCGGGCATCACAGCCGGGCGTTTGAATTCCCCCTTAGGCGCAGCCTTTTCCGCGTTAGCCACAGCCTGTAGCGAGATATTCATGCCCGGCTCTTTGCGCACGGGCTCAGCCGCAGGGGCCGCTTCCGGCTTCCCGCGGCGAATCCAGTCGAACAATTTCATGCGCGCCTCATGGCATCGGGGTTGATCTTCATGGGGCGCTGACCCTGGATTAGAGGGCCAAGACCGTAGCGAATCGCATCCATGTAGTGGTTGTTCGCATCCACGATGTCGGTTAGGACATCACCCGATAGGCGATCAACCTTGTAGCTGTAGAGCCTGGCCTCGCGCAGCGTCTGAGTGCAACGCGGGTGGATCACAATTTCCTTGTAGGAACGCAGGTGGGCAATACCGTCCTCAACGCTGCCTTTCCATTTCTCGACCCCAACGATTCGGGGGAGTGCTTGCCGAATGCCGTTGGCGGTCGCCTTGACGTGGCTGATGGTCTCGGGTCGTGCAGAGTCAGCGCGGACAACATGGCGCTCAATCTCAGGCAGGCGCTCAATCATGAATGCGGCGATGTCGTCGTTTTCCAGCCCGACCTTGCCCGCCTCGTACTCAATCCAGAGACGCCCATCACCTACCCACGCCTTGACGCCAGCGGTCGGGTCCTGGCTAAAGCCCCAGTCCAGACCGAAGTACGGGCCATCCCAATGCGCAGCCGGTTCAAATTCGGCCACGCGATACTTGCCGGCCAGGATCTGCGCATCGCTGTTCTCGCGATAAGCACCGTCCCAGATCCATGCGTATGTCTGATCGTCCAGCCGTTCCCGGTCCGCCAGGCGCTCTTGCTCGAGTACATCGGGGAACCAGGGATTGTCCGTGTAGTTCAGTTCAACAATCTTGGCGCCGTCCGGCACGCTCTTCACGAACCGCAGATCGGTGGGACTTCCATCAACTTCCGGGTTCCAGGTAAGCCAAACTTCGGAGTCGTTCTCGCGGACAGTCGGCAAGAGCTTCTGGTAGGCGATCTCGCTTACGTTCTCGGCCTCGTCAATCCATGCAATCAGAATGCGGGCTTTGGACTTGATGCTGTCCAGGTTGTGTCGCAGGCCGGCGAAGGTGTACGACACCCGCCGGTTGCGCGTCCGAATGAAGCGCTCCCCGATCTCGAAGTACGCATCAAGCCATGGCTCTGAGCGAATAGCCTGCTTGACTTCCTCCATAGAGGAATCTTCCAGGCTATTCATGTACTCACGGCCACAAAGGATCACCCCAGACACGCCCGCCTCGGCGAACATGTATGCGCGAACTGCCGTCATCTTGGCGAACGTGCGCGTCTTTGCTGAACCACGGCCACCCTTGGCCCCCCGGTAGCGTGCTGGACCGGAGAACACCGGTATCAGCTTCGGGGGGATTTCGAGTCTAGCCGTGGTCACCTGGGGCTACCAATTGAATGACGGTGGGTGCGAGCGACCCATCTGGGTTAGAGACCTCCAGCTTGGAGGCTTCAACAATTCCATATGCCTCGCGCTCAATGCCCACCAGGTTCTTCAGCGTCTCGGCAAGCTTCTTCATACTGTCGATGCGGCAGCCGCTGGAGATCACCTTCTGATAGACGTCGTTGCGCTTGTCCTGTCCCTTGTCGTCTTCGCTGCGGAGGATTTCACCCAGCTCGCGGAACAGATCAATGTCGCCCGTCTCAGCCTCCAGCTCTTCGAGCAAGGACATGCAGAGTGTGCGAGCGCGGCGGATATCACTGCGGTGGCCCAGCCGGATATTGGCGATCACCTCAGCATTCGCTTCAACGATTGCCCGGTCGGTTACCGCCTGCTCACTGGTAACTTCCTTGGTAACCGTGCGGCTGGTAACCAGCGCATCGGCCTTCGCCTTGATCTTGGCGTTGAGGTCTCGCTCCCAGCCTTCCTTCTTCGCCCGCTTGGCAATGGCCACATGGGAAACGCCTTGTGACGCAGCAATCTCGCGCACGGAGAGCAGGCCGGCACGGTAGTCGGATTCGATCCGCTCCCAGTCTGGCTTCGTCTTTAGTTCAGTCATAGTTATGAGATACTGCGTCAGTAAACGTAACCAAATAACTCCAAATGAACCAATCAAGAATATCGGAAATTAAGCAGATCATCGCCAAAAGCTATGGCCCTGGGTATAGCTCTACCCCTGACCAAGATATGGGCCAAGTCGCTCGAATCTTGTTTGACGAAGCCGTTGAGCAATTTGGTCTTCGCCTGTCTAGCGTAGAGATTCGAGAGGGCATTACCTTTCATGCGGGCGTACCTCACATTCACTATCCCATGGGACTTGTGTCGATTAAGCTCAGCAATAGCTCGTACGGGTATTGGTCCACGTTCATTTACGAATGCGCCCATGAAACGATCCATTTGCTCGATGCTCAGCTCAACGTTCGCTTTGCGAAGACCATTGAAGAAGCCGTCGCGAGCGAGTTTTCGATAGCATGCGCCACCGCGATAGACCCGTCTTATCCGGATCAATTGGAAAAGCACGTCGCAGAGAGTCGTCTGGACCCCGTCAAAGATGCTTTCATCAAGAAATACGATATGGCCCAGGAATCACTCCGTTCCCTCGGACCAAATTGGCCCGAAATCGTCCGTGCCATTCGCACTGGTGGCACTCCGTTCCACCAAATAGATGTAGATCTACTCAAACAGCACGTGCCTACAATCACCGACACCGTGGCGCTCCATCTCAGTAGCCTACAAACCTGAGTCTGCAACCGAACCCCCGGCTCATATCTAATCGATTTCGTGTCTTTAACACCCTTGATGGCGCCCATCCGACTACCCGCCGTGGCGAGCTGGGCGCCGCGGTTCTCGTCATGCTAGCCGCCGGCGACAAGACCGGAAGAAAGATCCCGCGCATTTGCCCCTGCGCAGGCGCCAGGCCTGCTCAGGCGACTCATGGGGGTACTCGTAGGTTGTGGGGCCCACCCCTTGGCGCACCTGTGTGTGCGCTGGTTGGACCGATAGGGGCTTAACGGGCGGCGCCGGTCGGAGCCAGCGGTACGGGGCTATCCCCGAGTGCAGCGTTGGCCTGCGGCGCGATGCTGGCTGGTCGATTGCGGCGGCTGTTCCCACACGGTTGGTGACTGGCGATCAATCAGCAGGCGTGTAAAAACAAACAGATCTGATGGCGCTGGTCATTAGATAACCAGCCGCTAAGAGGCAACGGTTGCCGATTAATGCGCCACCTAAGCACCCATTTTAAGTTACATTCAGTATCCCCAAGACCTTTAAATGTTAGGAGATACTGTGCCGAGCTTCCTAGTGCGTGTTGAAATCCACGAATCCGATGGATTCGACTATGACGTTTTGCACGAGCTGCTCGCAGACATTGGGCTGGCTCGCAATGTCGCTCTGAGCGACGGCAACTACTGGCTTCCCGACGGGACCTATCAAGGCGACTTCGACCTTAATGAGAGAGAACTTGCTGAAGCCGTGGTAGCCGAGGTTAAAAAAACGCAGGAAGACGCGGGCGTTATAGTCACGGAACTTTCTGACGGGGCTGCATTCTTCGGCCTGATCCCCTACCCTGAAGATCATTAAGGATTAGCGTCATGTCCAATGAAAATCAACACGGGAATTCGGCAGCGGATGCGATTGCGTACTCAGTTGGGATTCTCTCCGCAGTACAGGCTATTGCTATATGCGCGGTCGGGCATGACCCGGCCATGAAGAGAAGCCTTGAGATAACCATTGATCGGTTTATTAAGGATGTACCCCCGATGGTTTCAAATCCCGACCATTACCGAGCCGCTTTGCAAGCAGTCCGCGATGTCCTGAATCAGGTTAAAATCGTCTGACCTTAGCGAGGCTGCGGTAGGGTTCTTGCGGTTCAAACCATCAAGGCGCAAGTTCCCGCACGTATTGTCCCGCTTCTTGTCCCGCTTTTGTGTGGCTCATGTCCCGGAAGCGGGACACCGAGTATTCCGCCGAGGCGCCGGACACTTCGGCCGGCTGCGTTACCGAGACCGTGCCCGTAGCGATCAGCGCATCTAGCACGCGCTTCACCGCCTTCCGGGCTGCTTCACGTTCTGTCGCGGTGAGTGGCCGGCCCCGCGTGGCGTGCCGTACCAGCTCCCCTACCCTGAACGACCGCGCTGGGTACGTTTCCATCAAGTCCAACACCTCGTGCGCGTACTTCACGCGATCCTCCTTTCGACCTGGTTGCGGAATAGGCCCAGGTACAGCTTGTATTCGGTTTCGTTCAGGGCGATGCCGGTGGTCGTGGCGATCCACTCCAGCGCAGCCTTGCGCCGGGCCTTCGTGTCCATGGCGCCGAACATCGCGTTTTTCTGCGGGTATTCCGCGATCACCACCATGCGTTCATGCCAAGGCAACGCGGCGTGCATCGCCTCCACCAGCAGCGCGTGGTCGTGGTTGATCGGGCGCGGGTCGATGTCTTCGGCATGGTGAATGGCCATGTTGCCCACAGTGCAGCCCGACCACGTCCAGCGCGCCCAGTTCCAAAGCAGATCATCGCCAGTCAGGCTACTCATCAGCCACCTCGTACCGGCTGCACTTCTTGCCGTAGGGCTTGCCCTTCAAGCAGCGCGTGATCGTGTCTCCGATGAACGGCGTTTCGATGGTCTTGGCGTGAGCACAGCCAGCGCACGACCGATTGATGGCGGCCTTCTGGCGGCTCATCACCACCTGCATCGGGTCGCGGAACTCCCATTTGCGTAGGTCTTCCATCAGAATTCCTCCACGGCCCAACCGCCACCGTCCTTCTTGGCGCGGGCCTTAACGGCAATGAACTTGAACGGGTACATGTCCGCGGCGATCTTGATCTTGGCGCGCGCGTCGTCCTGCCAGAAGCCCTTGACCTCGTGCAGCTCAATCTGGCCGCCGGGCGCCATGACCGCAAAGTCCGGCGTGTAGAACGTGTTGTCAGCCAGCCGGAACTTCATGCCTTCGAACTTATGCCAGAGGATGCCTCCTACTGCTTGGAGCTGGCGGAGGTAGTCTGCATAGGCTTGCTCAGTCTTGTTCAACTGGCCGGTCTTAAGGCGCCCCAAAGCGTATGCACGGTTCATGCGCCCACCTGTGCGCGGAGAACGCGGAAGGGATCGAACATCCCGGGCATGTAGCCGGCGCGCAGCCCCTGCACGGTCTTGTTCGTCTCCTGGATCGCCTTGGTCCGCTCGCGCACAGCCAACATCGGCTCGTCTCGCTCCTCGGTTGCATCGCCCTGGCCAAGCGCAAAGATGTGCGCGCGGCCATGCACGCTGACGCGTATTTCCTTCGTCTTGTGCACGCGCCCTTCCCCTGCCAGCCGCTCCAGCACATCGCGCACGCTGGATTTCGTCAGCTTCGTCGCCGCGGCGAGCTCGGTGATCGTCTGCGGGCCGGCCATGCCGAGTGCTTCGAGTACCAGCTTGTTGCTGTCTCGGCGCTTGCCCGTTTTCATCGGTTGAGTGTTCTG